CTTCAGGTACATTTGATACTCCAGTAAGATTTGACCTAGATGAAATGATAAGTGAATGGACTGATTTAGATATTTTTGCTTGGAAGTCAGTTGCCTTGATTGAAATAATTCCAGACAACTAGAAAGGGTATATTTATATGTCAAGATATATTTCTAGTTCACTAAAAACATATTTACAACAATCTACAATAGATTGGGCAGTATGTGTAGCAATAACAAGGCAAGATGGTGCAGTTATTGCTTTAACCAGTTGGGATCAGCCAATTGTATTTACTTATAATACAGTAACCTATACCTTCCTTCCAGCACTTTCTGGTTCCTTAACTTCTCTAAAAAATTCTACAGATCTATCAACAGACACACTGGAATTAATAGGTCTAATAAAGACAGGGTATATAAATACATCAGATTTAGAAAATGGTTTATATGATCTTGCAAAAGTATCCGTAATTGAACTAAGTCCAACTAACTTAGGGTGTGGTTGTATAACAAATATATCTGGAATAATTGGGGAAGTGGTTCCAGGTGAAGTTAGTTATTCAGCTGAAGTTAGAAGTAAACTTAATTTACTATCTCAGACCGTTGGAGATAGTTGTTCTCTGGGATGTAGAGTAAGGCAACTTGGTGATTCTCAATGTAAAGTAAGTATTTCTAGTTATGAAAATAATAGAACACTGTCCGGCATTGGGGGCAGCACTACTGCAATATCTCAAAATACACTACTACAAATAAATGCAGGAGGTCCGGCAGTAAGTCCATTTGTAACAGATACAGATTATTCTACTTCTGGGTCAGGCAGCACTATTACAGTATCTACAAGTAATACAATTGTACTGCCTTCAGTAAATGCAGCTCCTGAAGCAGTATATCAAACATACCGTATAATTGAGAATGGCGGAATTGGTGGGTCTCTACTATATACTCTATCTGGTTACACTCCAGGAAAACAGTACACGGTTAGGCTGCATTTTGCAGAATCTTTCTTTCAACCAGCGTGGCCTACAGACCCCTATGATGGCTCTGGTAAAAGACAATTTAATGTACTAATTAATGGTATTCTTACTTTATACTATTATGACATTTGGGTTGACACTGGAGGAAGTAATATAGGGATAGCGAAAGATTTTTATTGCTATGCTGATGTTTCTGGAAATATAGTAATAACTTTTGAATCCCTGAAAATAAATAACCCACTGATATGTGGAATAGAAATTATTGATCCAGGAGTCCCTAGCATTGCTAATGCACTCGTATTTGGGTCGGATACTCAAATGGACGGATACTACGAGAATGGCCGTGTGCTGTGGCTCACAGGAGCAAATACAGGCAGAGTTAGTGATATACAACAGCATAGACAATCTAGCGGCTCAGCATTAATAACTTTATGGGAAGAGCCAATCTCTACAGTAACAGTTGGAGACACTGCTACACTAGTAGCAGGATGTGATAGAACCTATTCTATGTGTTTGAGCAAGTTTAACAATATAGTAAATTTCCATGGAGAACCATTTGTTCCTGGAAGTGATGCACTAATGAGACAGGGTGGCACATAATGAATAATTCCACTTCCAGAAAAATGAAAGTAAAAATATACACCAATAAACTTAGAGAATTTATTGGCACACCTTTTCACTATAATGGCAGAGTGAAAGGAACTAATGGGGGTGTAGACTGTGGGGGGTTATTTATATGTGCTGCACAGGAATTAAATATTAATCTATCTGATGCAATAACATTCAATACCTCGGACAATCTAACTAAAATAATTGATTTACTTGAGTATAACTGTGAAGTAACAAAAAGGACTCTTCCAGTGCCAGGTGATATTATTTTAGTTAGATTTAATCAAGTATACCACCACTTAGTCTATTGGACTGAAGACAGTACAATAATACATACTTTTTTGCATAAGGTACAAGAAAATAAGATGCCTGTGAAGTGGTTACAGAGTATACACTCCATTTGGAGGTTAAAATTCTTATGTCAGGACAACTAGTAGGTGGGATTATAGGTGGGATTGTAGGTTCAGTTATTCCTGTAGTGGGGTGGGAATTAGGGGCAGCTATTGGAGGGGCACTAGGGGGAGTTATTGCACCAAACACTCCAGGTCTTCCAGATGTAAGAGTTCTTTCATCATCTTATGGAGTAGATATTCCACAAGTTTGGGGCAATGTTAGGGTACCTGTAAATATTATCTGGAGTACAGATATTGCAATGGTGTATGGTGGAGTAAGTGCATATGAAGCATCTATTGCATGTTTAATATGTAAAGGTAACTCACTAATAACAAGTGATTCACTTATTAAACTACATGCAAACTCAACCATCCCCTGGGAGGTAAACAACCCTAACAACATTGTATCCTTAGCTTTTTACCCTGGTAGTGAGACTCAGCCAATTGATCCTACAATTTCTGGAAATTTACCAAACACTCCAGCGTATAGAGGAATTTGTTATTTAGTAATAAATGGATTTAATCTAAAGGCGTATAATTCATCTATACCTAACCTAAGTGTAGAAATTAATACAGGTCCTGTAACGCTGGATCAAATACTTGCAGACATTATGGGGCAGTGTGGAATGACATCGGCGGATTGGGATTTATCACAAGCCACAACTACTAATGTTGCAGGATATATTCTACCCCAAAGAGTGTCAGGCAAGGATGCAATAAAAGAACTTCTTACTGCATATCATTTTGATCTAGTTGATGTGGATGGTGTAATTAGGGCAGTACAGCGTGGTGGAGCACCTGTTGCTACAATTACTAGAGCAAACCAAGGATACGCCTTAGTCAATAGTGGTAATATTGAAGCCAAAGAACTGGTAGAGAGAAAAAGAATACAAGACTTGGATTTAATGAAAAAATTAGATCTAAAGTATTATTCTATGGATGCACAGTTCCAGACAGGGCTACAAACCTATACTAAACAATCTGCATTAACTCAGTCTACACAAAGTATAGATTTTAATATAAGTATGCACGATTCAGATGCAGCTGAACTAGTAAAAAGACTTTTATGGGAAGCATGGTTGGAAAGAGTATCATATATAACTACAATTTCTCCACAATTCAAATGGCTATGTGCAGCAGATGTACTTACACTAGTAACTGATTCAGCAGGCACTACACAGAGAGTAAGAATAGTAGGTATTGAGTACGGAGCCCCTGGCAGTGAAATAAAATTAGAATTAGTTAGAGATAATTCTGTAGTTACTGTGGGTACTATTTCAGGAGGCACTATCTCTCAGCCACATCCCCCTGTAATTACTACAGGAGGAGGCAACCCAAGCAACCCTGTTCCAATGTCTTTCTTTGCTTGGAGTGGTAAAGAGATAGACAGCAATGACTATGGTCTTCCTGGATTTTATGTAGTAGCTACACAGCCTTGTGTAATTTATGTATCTACTGATGGGACTAACTACACTACAGCAGGAATTATTACAACTGGAGGGATATTTGGAACTATTTCCTCAACCCCCAACAGTACCTTTACACCAGATGCTAATGGATTTGATACTACAAATAATTTTACAGTAGATGTAGGGACAGCTATACTAAATTCTAGTACAGAATCAATGGTACTAGCTGGGACCGGAGGCAAGGCAGTTATACTGCCTACGGCAGAATCCGTATCTCCTGGAAGTGACTATGAGATACTGTATTGGACTACTGCTACTCTAGTTTCTTCTGGGGTGTATACTATCTCAGATTTACTTCGATCTCAACTTGGAACCACTTATGGTAGTGCAGTAATTGGAGATACTTTTGTAAATGTGGATTCTACACTCCAGAGAATTGTGACCAACAATTCTACTGTAGGAAATAATCTATATGTAAAGTGTGTACAGGCAGGCAGTACATTAGCCTTAACAACAGCACAAGAAATACTTATAGCAACTCCAACTCCATCTTTGGCCCAATCACTTCAACAAGGAAGTGTACTACTGTCTGCCTCAACTAGCACATTCCCAAATGGCATAATTCTTACTGAAGGCCCAAACATACAGACACTCACTCCAACCTCAGGAACACTAGAAATTGAGTCTGTTTGGCCTCAGGTAGCTTCTTTACCTGTAGCAAGTACAGTAGTCACTGGTACTGTTGTGGAATGGGTAAATATTTTTGGTGGAGTAACTACTTCACAAGGACTGTATACCGCAACAGGAACAGCCGGGGCAGCAGCAACAGGGTGGAGGCAAGTTACTCCAACACTGTTAAACACTAACTCCAACATTTACTTAAATGTAATACAAGTAAATACTAATAGTTATAATGTATCCGCCAACTCAATAATAGTTAATTTAGCCAGTGGTACAGTAAATTTCTATATGCCTAGCGGGTTTGGTAATACAATGTTTGTGTTGATAAAATGCCCTAATGGTACCCCGTATGTGTATCCGCAGGGTAGTGAGACAATTGATGGAGTTAATCCAGCTAGTTACGGCTCTGCTGTATTACTTGTACCAATGGGGACTGGGTGGGTAAGTTGTCATTTGCCTTAGTGGATAAAAAAAATTGCAGCTAAAAATAGAAATATTTACACATGGACACTAAGACTACAAAAATAAAATATACCAGAAGCCCATACAAAGGGGTACTTGGTATTATACTATCACTAGACGAACAGTTTGCAAAAGTAATAACTGTAGACAGTGTTATTCTACAGGTAAATCTAATAATAACTATAGATCATCCTGAATACTGGGAAGGTGATTTTATATATGTTACCACTAAGGGTAAAGCTATTTTTGCAAAATACTTTAAGCAAGAAAAAGCACTAAAATTACTTAATTTATTTGGGGCTTGTGATTTACCTGCTTATAAGGTAAATAAATATGGTAAAACTATAGAAAAAAGATAATTAAGAATGCAAACTCCGTCATAGGGAGGATGCTGAAAACGACTCTTTTAGAAATAAAATCACCAAAAAAAGGGAATAACATGGAACTAAATAAGATAACTTGAAAGAATAAGAATAAAAAAAATGAGAAATATGCTTACAATGTTGGTATCAACTGGAGTAGTGAAATTTATAATAGCTACACCAAGTTCAGTAAAGAATGGGTTATTTATTGTATTTGCTATGATTACAGTTGATACTATAACAGGTATAATTGCTTCTATTTCCTGTAAGGAAATAAAAAGTACACATATGAGACAAAAGTTAGTAATGAAAAGTATACAATATGCTATACTTTTGACTCTAGCATTTTCTGCTTCATTGCTGTCTAACACATGGCTGTTCTTTGGGTTTGGGCTGTGTTCAATAGTTTCTATAGAAGCTACATCCATGCTGGAGAATCTATCAAAATTTCAAAAATACTCTAGCGCTAATCTAGGTGCTATATCTAGTGTACTGAATGTACTATCAGGATATTTCCAAGTACCTGATCCAGTTCCTGGAGCCAAATCCCATACAGTAATAACTGCATCATCTAGGCCAGATGAAGATTGCCCAGTGGTATCAATAATTTCTGATACTACAAATGAACCAAGAATCTCACATAAACTATAAGGAATAAACACAATGGATATACGAAGAATCAAAGAACTAAGCCATGCAAAGCAAGTAATTATTTCTTTACAGGAGCAACTGGCTTCTGTACTCACTACCTGTAACAATAAAGAAGCTGCATTTAATTTAATGACAAGTAAGTGGCATGGTCAATTAAATGACTTAATAACTAGTACACAGTTTATTCATGACAATGATGAATCCTCTCAAACCGACCTGAAACCAATAATTGGGGGAATGAAAGAAGTAGTAGGAAATATTGCTACAGTAAAGCAAATGGGATTGAATGATTTGCATGATGCTTTACTTCCTCCCCCTCCCGCAGGTATGACTCCAGCTGCTACAGGAAAATCTCTTACTGATCCTGTACTAAGTAGTGATATAGATGTACTGGATAGTGGTGCAGTTACTGTAGGAAATAAACCTATTGCATTAACACCAACAGCAGTTGATATAGAGTCCGATGAAGAAGGTAACCAAAAACAGGTTATACATAACTTGACTCCAGCTATTCTGCCGGATCAGAAAATGTACATAGATAGGGCTTCTTATACAGAACCAGAAACTATAGGACCAGAACCAGAAACTATAGGGCCTGAAACTATAGAGCCAGAACCAGAAACTATAGATACTATAGAGACCAAAAGCTAGGTTTAGACGGTAAAAAGGGACAAAAGTCTAATTTCTAATGCAACAAAACTTGATTTAAGCGAGTGATAGTTGCAATAGGACCATATACAAATCGTCTATCTAGTTTCTACTATTAGCTGTGGATAATTACTAAAAAAATTGTACACACCGTCTGAACCTGGATAACCAAAAAATAGGAGTCCTGCTGAATCTATGGAAGAAATTCTTAGATTTAGCAGGGCTTTTTATTTGAAAAATGGCGAAAAATGGCGAAAAGTTATCGTGATTCTTTCAAATACGTCAGAAACGTATATAGAAAAACCTCCGCCTTCGGCTCGGTTTTTCCTTTCTCTGGGTGTAGAAAATAGTTAATTAACTAATTTAATATAATTAATTAATTATAATTAATATAATTAATTACTTATATCAAAGGTATACTTAATTTATTTTAGTTTAATTCAACTTATCCGTTCGTTTCCCTGAAAACCACGAAACAATTAATGCAAAGTGCTTTGTTCCGCAAAGTGCCACTGACTACCCTTACTTAGAGGGGGGACTTGACAGCATAATTGAGGGTGTGGTACAATGATGGTTGTTACGGCACATTATGCCAGAAACGGAGTTCAACAGTGTTAAGAACAAATAATAAAATGAGTTCGGCAACAATCCATAAAGTAATGATTATGGATGCAGTATCTGTAGTACCTAAAGAGAAGGTAACAATAGAAAAATATTTTTCATATGAGATACATATTTCACCACTAACAAAAGGCAGTGGGCATGTTTCTTGTAGAGTATTTACTCCAGAAGGATTGACTCTTGGTTTTCGTTCTAATTTATCTGACGCAAAACAAATGATACTACAGTATGGTAAATTTAAGAGAACCAACTTTAGGAGTAAAAACTAATGATTAAGAAACTAAGAAACCCAACTAATCAGTCTAAAGAAATTACTGTACATGCAGTACCATTCAAGTTTGAGGGTGATTTACCAATTACTTTAACTAGAATACTTTTTTCTTTTCAATTAACTAAGAACCAGTGGCAATCACCATCGGAATTAGCTAATAGTCTTTTATTACTAGAGACTATTCATGAGGATATTGACAGTCCAGAAGGCCGTAAAAGGTTTTATGTATTACAGTATTTGGGCTATCTGGAACATAAAGAATTTAATGAGAGCATATGCTGTGTTACTAGGTATAGGCTATCTAACAAGGGATTGTCTGTTCTTGGGCTCAAAGAAAACTTTTCTGATGAAGTAAATGAAATTGAAAGAGAAGTAGATTGTATTCTTTGTGAGGGAACAGGTATAAGAAAAGGTAAAACATGTACTAATTGTGGTGGAAGTGGCATTGAGTTTATTACTGAGACAGTAGTAAAAAAGATTAGACAACCTAGACAAAAACAAATAATGAAAACTAGACTAGGTAATATGATTGTTAAATCTACAAGAACTAGAAGAACTAGATTACAAATAGAAGAAGCAAGAGAAGCTGAACAAGACATAAAAATAACTAGTATGGCTCACACTCCAGGGAAACGTACTCCGGTCTCAACTACAGTAATTCGGGACGTATTTGAGGACTGTAAAAATTGTAAAGGAACTGGCTTTAAGCATGGTTTAATATGCTACTCTTGTGGTGGTTCTGGTATAATTTACTAGTAATCTAAACTGTCAAAGAAAAGGAAAATCAACAATGGAAATAGGGTATAAACTAACAGACAAGGACATGAGAACATTTGGTGGATGTCAGTGGGAGTTAGGAGTAGGAAAAACTACATCTGGAGAAGGAAAATTATGTAATAATGGTTGGCTACATTACTATAATGATGCTAATCTTGCAGTAGTATTTAACCCTATTCATGCCAACTTCTCCACTGACATGAGGATGTTTGAGTGTGAGGTAAGAGGAGAGACTGTCAACGATAGGAATATTAAATTTGGCTGTACTTCTCTAACTCTAATAAAAGAAAT